ACCTATTGGCTGGTGCTTGCGGGTAGAGGTTTCGGTAAAACACGCACCGGTGCCGAACTTGTACGCAAGTGGGTTAAATCCAGTCCCTATGTAAACCTGATAGGCGCGACGGCGGACGATGCGCGCGACATCATGATCGAGGGAGAGAGCGGAATACTCGCGATCTGCCCAGACGATGAAAGGCCGCTATACAAAAAGTCCGAGAGAAAATTGCTCTGGCCCAATGGCGCGAAGAGCCTGATATTCACTGCAGATGAACCGGAACGCCTGCGCGGTAAACAGCATTCAAAGCTGTGGCTGGACGAATTTGCGTCATGGCGCTACCCGGAATCGTGGGATCAGGCAAAGTTCGGTCTCCGACTTGGCGACAATCCCCAAGCGGTTATCACCTCGACTCCCAAGCCAACGGCGGCGGTAAAGGACCTTATCCGTGACCCCCTGACCGTCGTTACCAAGGGAAGCACATACGAGAACGCGGGAAACCTTGCCGCATCCTTCCTGCAGGCGATCGTCAAGAAATACGAAGGCACGCGCCTTGGGCGACAAGAGCTTAATGCTGAAGTTCTGGAAGACAATCCCGGCGCGCTATGGAAACGCGACTGGATTGAGGGGCTGCGCATAGATAAGGCACCCGCGATGAAGCGTGTTGTCATAGCGATTGACCCCGCCGCTACCAGCAATGAGGACAGCGATGAGACGGGGATTACTGCCCAAGGTCTTGGATCTGATTCCCACGGCTACATGCTCGAAGATCTCAGCATGCGCGGCACACCTCAGGAGTGGGCGCGAGTCGCGGTGGATGCTTACCACCGTCTGGGCGCAGACCGGATTATCGCCGAAACGAATAATGGTGGCGAGATGGTCGAGACAGTCATCCGCATGGTCGACAAGAACGTTGCCTTCAAGGCAGTTCATGCCAGCCGGGGCAAGATGACGCGTGCAGAGCCAATCAGCGCTCTCTATGAACAGAAACGCTGCCATCACGTCGGCTGCTTCCCGGTCCTTGAAGACCAGATGTGCGATTACGATCCCCGCACCGCCAAATATTCTCCCGACCGCATGGACGCGTTGGTCTGGGGGTTCACCGAGCTTATGACGGAAGGCCTTGCGGGCGAGGGCTGGATGGGCTTCTTCGAACAGCAGGCCGCCGAGGCGCAAGCAGCAAAAGACAAAGCAAATCAACCACTAACTCCATGAGGGCTTTATGACTACTACTGTGACGGTCGCGGCTTTATCTCCCGGCCAGGTTATTCAGGTCAAATCCGGTACGACTTATACCGCGAACAGCTATGGCTATATCACCGGCGTCGCACTTGGCGACATCGAAAATCTCATCAATGCCGGCTGCGTGCTTTTACCGTCTCCGCAGAATGCTCCGGTGCTTCCCTGGGCAAAGGGCCGTTTCTATGGCCTGCCCCCCGGCGCCACGCTTGAGCCGCTGCTCACGGTCACCGGCACGCTGTATGCATACCCCATCTATATCCCGAACCCGATATCGGTAGCCACGCTGAACCTCAACGTGTCCACTGGCCAGACCGGCGGCGCTGCGCATCTCGGCATCTATCAGGATGCCGGTGGCTATCCCGGCGCGCTTGTTTATGACTCCGGTGCCGTCAGCGCCGTCAGCACCGCTGTTGCGACCGCGACGCCCGCCACGCCTCCGGTTCTCACGCCGGGCTGGTACTGGATTGCCTCGATCTTCACCGCTTCGAGCACGTTCCCGAGTGTTGAGGCCGTCAAGACGCTGTATACCGGGACAATCTCAAACGAGCTGGGCTATGACACCGCAGCCCATGCCCTTGCGGCATCCGGCGAGGCCGTCACCGGCATCTCGGTTGCTGGAACCTATGGTGCATTGCCCGCCATATTCCCCGCAAGCGCCACTCTGACGCTCAACGCCGATACGCCCGCTGTTGCCATCGGCATCTAAACCCGTAACTAGGTAAACGCGATGCCGGAGGGTGGAAAGGTCACGCCGATCTCCTCCGGCATTATCGCGCGCGTTACTCAGGCGGCTCGGTATGTGATTACCGGAGTAGGTCCGAACACTTGGTTTGGGCCCATGCAGCCGTTGCCTCCGATGGCACCGCCCGAGGTCAAAGGCCGCCAGTTCGACTATCCGACCGGCTACAATCTCAATTACTCGCCGCGCTCCTATGAGGCGGTTTCTTTCGGGGATCTCCGCGGCCTTGCCGAAAACTGTGACATCCTGCGCAGCGCCATCGAGACGCGCAAGGACCAGATGGAGGCCCAACCATGGGTCATCAAGCTCAAGCCTGACGATGCAGATAAAAAAGCCAAGGCCTCGCCCGAACAACAAAACCGCATCAAGGCCATCACGGAATTTTTCCAGTCTCCCGATCAGGAGCATAGCTGGGAGCAGTGGCTGCGCATCTGGCTCGAAGACATGTTCGTCATCGATGCTGCGGCCATGTATAAGCGTCCCAATCGCAAGGGCGGCCTATATGGCATTGAGATACTCGACGGCGCGACGATACGCCCTTTGATCGATGATTTCGGCAGACGTCCCATACCGCCGGACCCGGCCTACCAGCAAATCCTAAAGGGGATTCCGGCTGCGGACTATACAAGCGACGAGCTGCTTTACTTGAAGCACAATCCGCGCAGCCACAAGGTCTACGGCTACAGCCACGTGGAGCAGGTGCTTGTCACCGCCAATATCTTGATACGCCGTACACTGCACCAGCTTGAGTATTACCGCGAAGGCAGCGTTCCCGATGCCTTCCTGATGATGCCGAAGGAATGGACTACTCAACAGGCCACAGACTTTCAGAAATATCTTGACGGACTTGTCTCAGGCAATTCTGCGCAGCGTCGCAAACTTCGCGTTATCCCGGAAGCCAAATATCAAGAGACCAAAGCGCCGGTACTAAAAGACGAATACGACGAGTTTCTTGCGCGCATCGTGTGCTGCATTTTCTCGCTGCCGCCTACGCCTTTCGTGAAGCAAATGAACCGTGCTACTGCGGAGTCTGCCAAGGATCAGGCGGCGGAAGAAGGTCTCGCGCCCATACAGAATTACGTAAAGAACAACCTCAATCGCCTCATCGCCTCTGAATTCGAATCGCCCGACCTGATATTCGACTTCAAAGATGACCGCGAACAAGACCCACAGGTAGCGGCAACGATTCGCCAGGGTGACGTTAAAACGGGCATTATCTCCATAGATGAGGCTCGCGAATCCAAGGGCGAAGATCCGCTCGGTGGTGCTTACGCCATTCCCATGGCCCTCACAGCTACGGGTTATGTGGCCATCAAGTCGCCGGAGGAACAGCAGGCGGATAGTGATGCCGCAGCGCAGGTGCAAGCAGATGCCTCGCAAGCTCATGCAGCGCAGAATGACAATAAGCCCGATGCCGATGAACACGGCGGGGGCGATAAAGACCATATCGTTGACGCCAACAAAATGGTGAATGGCCTAAAAAAAAAGCGCGTAAATCCGTATCTCCCCACGATAGCGCACAGGCCCGGAAGTCACGAGCGGGCATAAAGAAGCTCTCTGGGAAGGTTTTGAGCGAAACGGGTAGGTCAGTAGCCAAGCAGCTCGAAACTGCTCTGAAACGACTCGGCAAGGCGTCGAGCGACGATGAGAGCGATAGGATCGTCAGTGATCTGGACCTGAGTTTGCTGAGTGGCCTCTCTGCGGTGCATCCGTGGATTGATGATGTGGCGAGCGATCGGGCACGCGATGAACTTGTAAGCCTCGGGATTTCCTCGGATACCGATTTCTTCGACCATGCGAATGCACGGGCTGCTGATTATGCGGCAGAACGTTCAGCATCGCTGGTCAGTGATATCGATGATTCCACCCGCAACATGCTGCGGTCGAAGATTGCCGCTGGCCTGGTCTCCGGTGCCATGCGCGAGGACATTATCGCGGACATCATGGATGGCGACATTTTCGATGAGGCGCGCGCCACGCTGATTGCTGATACGGAAGTTGCAATGGCGAACGGACAGGGTGCTCTTGCCGGATACAAGGAAGCCAAAGCCGCCGGCGTGAAGCTGAAGAAGATTTGGGTATGCGATTCAGACCCTTGTCCTATATGCGAGGAAAATCAGGATGCGGGTGAGATAGAAGTTGAAAGCGAGTTTCCGAGCGGGCACGATGCTGAGGTTGCGCATGTCAACTGCGAATGCCATACGGAATCCGTAGTCGAGGACGGCGACGGTGATGACGAATAGCACTATCCAAAACGACATCGATGTACTGAATTCGCACAATCCCAATATCCTCGCCATCCAGAAGTTCATGATGATTGCACGAATACAACGCGCCGCGAAGCTCGGCGACACCGATGCGCAGCGCTACGTGAAACTCTGCGAATTAAATATCGAAATAGCCACGCGGCACTGACTTTACCCTCCATTGTTTGGACCTTGGGCTGCCCTTCACGGGGCGGCCCATTCTTTTGAACCCATATCAAAGTAATACGGATGTCCCAGCTTCGCCTGTTCATTCCTGTGAACAGTTTGCCTGCAGGTACAAGTGGCATCTATGGGATTCTTCATTTCCCCAGTGGAAAACTTTATGTCGGTTCATCCGTTGACATTAGGGCGCGGAACCGTCGTCACAGATGCCTTCTGAACAATAAAAAGCACTTTTCGGCTCACTTGCAAGCGGCTTGGAATCGGGACGGAGAAGCAGCCTTCAGATTCATAGTTCTTGAACAGGTGAGCGACAAAGAGATGCTTATCCACAGAGAGCAATTCTGGGTGGATCACTATCGAAGCAACGAGCCTGATCGTGGCTACAACAAGTCGCCAGTGGTGGCAACTAGGCTAGGGATGAAAATGTCCGCTGAAGCGCGAATGAAAATCAGTGCGGCGCTTAGAAAGCGAGTGATCACTTCTGAGACGCGACGGCTACGCGCACTGGCTGCAACAGGTAGATCCCACAGCCAAGCAACGCGTGAGCTATTGTCCTCGCAGAGGATTGGCAAACCAGGTCACCCACAAGGCGAGGCAGCTAGGAAGAAACTTTCAGAGGCGAATAAAGGTAAAAAGATCTCAGCAGAACATCGCGCTAACTTATCGATATCCCATATGGGTCTGGCTCAGTCCGCAGAGTCTAGGGCTAAGAAATCGGCAGCATTAAAAGGTCGTCCCAAATCGCCAGAAACGCGCCAAAGGATGCGGGAGGCGCAACAGTTATTTCGAGCGAAACAACGCCGAGAACATAGACGAGTTGGAAATAAGAAATGAAGTTATTCATTCCCATCAACAAGATTGATGAAAAGCAGAGAGTTGTATACGGCACTCTGACAGCCGAAATCGCCGACAAATCCGGGGAGATATTCGATTATGCCAGCGGTAAGCCAGCGGTACAGGCTTGGTCTGACGAAATCAGCGCAGCCTCAAAAGGTAAGTCCAAAGGCAACGTGCGTGCGATGCACGATAGCATTGCCGCCGGCAAATTCACAGACATCGTATATGACGACGAAAACAAGCGGATAGAAGGCGCCGCCAAAATCATCGACGAAGACGAATGGCAGAAGGTGCTTGAGGGCGTCTATACCGGCTT